CAACGCCTTTGAATGCCTTTTGAGGCCTGTGGAGAGCTGTTGAGACCCGCCTGAGAGTAAACGTCAAAAACCGGGGTTATAATACCCCCATGAAAAAAGGACGCCCATCCATACCTGACAAACTGGAAATTCAGAATGCAATCTGCGACATGGTTGCCACCTCGAATAAATCTCTCAGAAGTGTTCTCAACGAACTTTCAAAAACCATGGATGGCGTCCCCTGTATGTCAACAGTCATGGATTGGCTGAACGATAAGGAATTCGCGGAACGCTACGCGCTGGCTCGTGAGATCCAGTGCGATTTTATGGCCGAACAGCTCCTGAATATTGCCGATGACGAAAGTCTTGATGTTGTCTTTGACGACAAGGACAAGGCTTCGGTGGATAAGGAGCATATCACACGCTCGCGGCTCCGCGTGGATGCCCGCAAGTGGCTTCTGGCGAGGCTCAGGCCGGTTAAAAGCGCGGAGAATAAATTGCAGGTGGAGCATTCGCTGAGTGAAACGAATCTGGCTTCGCTGATCGCGGTTGTAAGGCAGGAGTTTAAGAAAGAGCAGTGAATGGTGAATAGTGAATGGTAGCGAGTCTGAAGACCCGTACTATATCAGTGGCTGTCATTGCGATGAGCGAAGCGAGGAAGCAATCCCATGTTTGCAAGATTTTATGAGATTGCCACGGCGGCTGAGAGCCGCCTCGCAATGACATAAAAGGAAAGTGAAAAGTGAAAAGTGAAGACACAAAATAGTTCGACTATTCAGAACAATTCACAATTCACGATTCACTATTCACAATCTAAAAATAGAACATAGAACCCGGAAGGGTGAGTGACAATGGAGAGTACAACCGAAAACAGAGAGTGGCAGATAGGCGAGATTGCAAGGGTGATGGACTCGTTTGAATATTTTCTCGATGAGTATGTTTACATCGAGGACAAGATCAATCACATGCCGCTCAAATTATCGCTGTGGCCCGAACAGCGCAGGATTGTCAACCGGCTGGTTGACGAGCGTCTGCTGATACTGCTCAAGACCCGGCAGGTGGGGCTTACGTGGCTTACCGCCGCGCTGGTGCTGTGGCTGGCGATTAAAAACCCTCTGTATCTTTCGGTCATTTTTTCCGCGTCGGAAGATCACGCCATCGAATTTTTAAACCGTGTTTTTTTCATTCTCGACCGTCTGCCCGCGTGGCTTCTGCCGCCGGTCAGGTCGCGGACCAGGCAGGAGCTGGTCTTTGCGCATCAGTCCTATGACAGCGGCTTTACGCAGGTGGTCGGATTTACCGAAAGTCAGATCAAGTCGATGCCGACAATTGAAATGGGAGCGGAATCAAAAACTCCGAACCTGCTGGTGATTGACGAGGCGCATACCATCCGCAATGTACGCACTATTCACAATGCATCCTACCCTGGCCTGGAACAGGCTAGAGGGCATGAGATCGTAATTGCCAATAGTGTCAAGTCCGGCTCCGGCTGGGGGTGGGTTCGCGATCTCTACACAGCCGGCATGCAGGGGCATAATAATTTCCGGCGCATTTTTCTTCCCTGGACCGCGCATCCGGGGAGGCCCGCGAATTTCCGGCAGATGATGATCGACGACGGCATGACGCCCGAAGACGTGATCGAGCATTACCCCGAAACGGAGGAAGAAGCGATTGCCGCGGCTTCCGGGTCTTTTTTCGGGTCCGATATCGCGCGGCACAAACATTTCCCGCGCGGCATCAGGGGCAATCTGGTCAGGGACGAATCGAAGGAGATCGAATTGATTGAGACGGCGCATGGCATCATCGAGCTGTGGCGCTGGCCGTATTATCTGGTGGAAGAGTGGAACAAAAACAGGTGGGAGCGGCGCTATGTGATCGGTTCGGATGTATCGGAGGGGCTGGGCGGGGATTATTCCGTCGCGTATGTTCTGGATAGAAGCATCGACGAGATTGTCTGTCGCATGCGCTCTAACCGCGTTGACGCCCACACCTGGGCGAATCTGCTCTACCGGCTCTCCATCTGGTACGACAAGGCGCTGATCGCCGTTGAGCGCAACGGTTCGGGGCTGACCACCATCAAGCGTTTGCAGGAATTAAACGCGAATCAGTATGTGAGGGCGACAGCCGGAAAGATAGGCAGGGCGGTGACAAAAGAATACGGGTGGCTCGCCACGGGCGTCGCGAACGGCACCAAGTGGGAACTGTGCGGCGATTTACGCACGTGGTTCAGAAAAACGCCTTCTCCGGTCTATTGCCCGATTCTTATTGACGAGGCCAGCACGTTTATCAAATTTGAAAATGGAACGCTGGGGGCGGAGACCGGCAGGCATGACGATTGCGTTATCGCGGCGGGTCTGGCGGTACAGGCCGGAAAGTCCGCAGGCGACAAAGCTTCGGAGATGGTGCGGAAGAGCCGAGGCTGGCGCGAGAAGCAGGCCGATGTCAGAAGGGAAGGGGAAATATGGGCGGCATAGGGGAGTTGCTGAGTTTTGGCTGTCATTTCGAAGCGAAGCGAGAAATCTTAATGAACATAAAAAAACAAGATATCTCCCGTTGGTCGATATGACAAAGTATTAATGCTGGTTCCGTCAGAATGACAGAACCAGCCAAAATCGTTAGGGGATTATTTATGACTACAATTGGCGCATCACCTGAAGTTGCACGCGAAATGCTTATGGCCAGTAGGAATCGTCGCATCGCAGACCTCGTGAATGACACCCTTTTCGAGAGCGAACTCAAGACCTTTAGATTCTCCTTGATCGAGCAGAGAAAGCATCTCCTCTTTTTTTATGGAAGTGCGGTTAGTGATAATATCCGCAATATCATTTTCATTTTGCTTGATAGCACTGATAAATTCCTGAAGCTGCTTCCTGTTAAAGACAGCACCTTGATTAAAAGGCCAAGTGACACCATGAAAGAGGAAGTTGGCATTGGGGCAAGCATAACGTCTATTTCCGGCCAGGAAAATGCATGTAGCTATGGAATCAACAGCCCCTATATTATGAAACACAATTTCAGTAGGGACAGATCTAAGGAAATTATAAAGGGTAATTCCGGAATTAACAAGTCCGCCACCAGATGAGAATAGAATATATATTTGTGATGGGTGATGTTGGTTTATGACATCGGTGATGAGTGCAATAAGATTTTTAACTTTCTCTTCATTTATTGAATCGGTGAAGGTGATGAAGAATGTATCGTCATTATAGTTCATACCCTTTGTTTTCTCCTAACGAAAGAATTAGCCGCTCGTCGGCTTGTTTGAAAGGTTATGGTTTTAAATCAATATGAAAAAAATACTTAATCCCCAAAATAACAAAAGCAGCGAGAACCACAATAATAATATCTCTAATAATATGCGGAAGATGTTCTGTTATTATTTGTTGGATTATAAAAGAAATATGCTTGAGTTTTTTATATATCTTATTTTGGGATGCATTCTTGCGAATGTTTTGGAGTTCTATGTTTTTTAACTCTTGCTCTTTTTTGTTTATCCACTCTCTAACATGGGGGACTTCATGATTTTGGTATTTAAAGCAATGAAGATTATGTTTCACCATTTCAAGGCCGGTGGAGTTTAAGATATCTATTAATTTATTTAGGGAGTCAGTTTCCATTATTTATTTCACCATAACGAAAATAATGAGCCGGTGCGTAGCGAACTGTCAGATTGAAAAAAGATTACCATTTTATTTGTTGTTCTTCAAGAGGCTTTAATATGGGCGGCATGAGAAAAAGAATATTAGAGGTTAGTAATTACGCTCTCTTATCATTTTATCAATGTAACTTTTGGCTATCTCATATGTCTTATCATGATCTTCGTGAAGTATAAAATTTTTGCATTTAAGCTTTATTCGGCGTTCTGGGCAGTGAATATTATGCGATCCAGAAATAAAAGGTAAATTATGTTCTTTGCAAATGGGATTTTTTTCTACTTCGAAATGTCTGCTGTCAAAAATTATTGTTTTCCATTTTTGATCACCGACGGTCAAATATTTTATCTTGGGGAAACGACGTGATGAATAAATTAGGAATAATATTAAACAACCAAACAATATGGATAACGAAATCAGAAGTACTCGCCATAGCGGCACTTGTAACTGTAACTTATTTTTTATTAATAAGAATATTCCTACTGCTGACAAAAGATAAAGAATGGATGCAGCAATCAGTTGTATTAAAAGTTCAGAGAGCAAGCGTGCTGTCCATTTTTTTATATTGGTTTTCAACATGTTTATTGTTGTCATTATTGTAGGAATCCACTCATAAAAGTATAATTATATGCTCTTATCATAAACGAAACAAAAAACATTTCAAGATAATTTTAAAAAGAAAATATCAAAAATAAGAGGGTTTAATATGGGCGGCATAAGAGAAGTTGATTCAGTGGTGAACAATAAATCATTTTGTTTAAGTTTTTCCGGCAGGCACGCCGAAAAGGAAATAATCAGATTATTAAACGAAACTGCCCATTGGATAAACGAGGAAGCCAAAGAAAGATCAGTGACAGGAATTTACGGGAAAGAATTTGAGCATCCGCAGATCAAAGGCAGGTTGTATTTGGGGAATGGAAACTCTCAGCGGGTCACGTGCATGGGGTGTCCATGAACCGTGAACAGTATTTAGCAAAAAATAAACGCAGGAAAGAAATCATTACGCTGGATTTCCGTCTGCTGGAGGCCTGTCATGAATTGCGCCATGCAGTCGAGCATCCGAACAGGGAAGCGGATATTATCATGGCGGGCGGCCTTTACCGGCATAAAGACCCGGAAAGGATTATCGCGGTTGAGGTTAACGGCGTTGTAATCGGCTACAAGGTCACGCCCTGTTCGCCGCTGGAGATCAATCCGTATTTCGACCGTTATGTTTACGTCCGCGTGCCGGATTACCGCCTGCGGGATTTATCGCAGAACGAACTGGCGGCGATCAAGTTCGCCGTTCTGGAAACATTTTTTGAACAGCAGCAGGGAGAAATCAAGGTCGAGATTATCGGCGAAGGCGCGGTGCTTTTGTGGCAGAGGTTCATGGTTATCTTTCCGTATAAATATCAGAACGCGACTGTGCAGGTGCCGCTGGCCTTTGGCCGGGAGTACAGGGCATAAAAACAAGTGAATAGTGAATAGTGAATGGTGAATAGTGAATGGAAAAGATTGTTCAATGTTCAAGGTTCAACATGATGGAGTGCAGGGCATGAGCACGATTCAAAAGTTTCTATTTAGCATGATTCTGATTCAAGGGAATTTATGTTTTATGGCTTTACTATTGGTTATTGTGAGGCATGCGCTTTAGATGGAAGATTTTGTAACGACTTTGATTCTGATTTTTGTAAACTTATCTCTTGCGATTTGTAGCTTGTTGCTTTCGTTGGTGGCAATATCGTGAAGTATATTTGCAAACAAGAGGCGATGAAGGAAAGACTCGCAAGGAGAACGACAACCTTTGTCAGAAATGCATTTTTCTCATTTAATATATTAATTGTATCTTCGGTATGTTCTATTGCGTTGTTAACTTTCTCTAATGTCTTAACGGATTGTTCCATTGTGTTGTTAACGGTCTCTAATGTTTTGATAGATATTAAGCTGTTTAAGATTTGGACGTGGGCGGCCCTGTCTGGATGCTTACTGACCCTGGCAGAGCTAAAGTCAGACATAGCTACGATGTATTCGTGTAGTTCTTTAATAGAACATGAGACGATTTCGCCGTTAGAAATTTTATCCTCACATTCTTGTGCTATTTCGTGTGTGTTCATAGTTCCTTTTATATTTATGAAACTACGTGGATTAATGAACAACCTATATCTTTTTATACTTTTCATCAATAGTTTTTTACTTCCGAAGGAGTGCAGGGCATGAGCGAGACAGGGAGAGAAGGAATCGACATTAAAAAAATGCAGGAGGCGGGGGCGGACGACAGGGTTGTGGAAGTTTACCGTCTGCTGAAGCTTTACAGGGAAGACTCCGAACGCAAAGAGTGGGAGCGCGATGTGTATAAGCGCGGCTGGGAAGTGGCGTGGGGCAAGAAGGACGCTCTCTGGACCGAAGAGGAAAAGGCCGCCATGCTGAAAAAGAAACAGATTCCCGTCGCCATCAACGACTGCTCCAAGGGCATTCAGGGTGCGGCGGCGGTGGCTACGGCCAGCAGGCCCGGCATAAACGTCCGGCCTGTCGGTTCGTCGGATATGTATGTGGCGGAACTGCTCAAACGCGCCTTCGATTATGTGTGGGGGCAGAACGCGGGCGGCATGGTCAATTTCGATGTTGTCAAGGAATGCAAGACCGGTAGCTTGGGCGTGTTTGAAGTCCGCTTCGACGAGAGCAAGGGCAGGTTCGGCAAGATCGTTTTTATTTCCGACAATCCGCTTGATTATTATTTCGACAAGAAATCGCGCCGCGCGGATAAGTCCGATTCGCATATCATCAAGGCGCATCTGATTACGCGCCGCCATGCAAAAGACAATTACGACGTGACGGACGAGGATCTGGCGTTTGCGCCTGTTGCCGTTGACGTTGACGGCGAGCCGGGCATATCGTCAGCTGGGTATCCCGGTGAGGACGAATACGCCCGCATGGAATCCTCCGGCGAAAAGGACAGCGGCAGCGGTATTGATGGCGGCACAGATAAGGACGGGCAGGCCGATGTCTGGGAAATCGAGGCGTGGCTGGTCAAGAAACAAAAATCATTTTCCGTGATTGTCGTCACGCAGGCGGGAGCGGTTCACAAGTTCGATTTCGAAACGGCGCGTGAGGCCAAAGATGCCGTCAGGGAACTGGAAACCTACGGCCAGAAGGCAAGCTACAAGGAGAAGGTGACCGAGGTGCGGGTGCAGCGCATCATCGTCGGCAAAAAACTGATTTCCGAAGAAACAAATCCCTGCGGCCTGGACGCGGACGGCGATCCGGTTGTTCCCAAGCTTTTGATGGGGCATGACCGATCGTACAACGGCTATTTTGTAAGCCCCACATACCGGGCGATCGAAATCAGCCGCAGCCGCAACAAGCGCCGTTCGCAGGCCATCTACACGGTATCGAAAAATCTCGACGCCCCGATTGTCCGCACCGAAGGCACAAAATGGGAGAATGACGAACAGCACGGAGATTCGCTGATCGTTCCAAAAGACGCGCCTTTCGCTCCCTCGCGACTGCTGCCCGGCACAACGTCGGGCGAACTGATGGCCATGGAACAGCGCGACGAGCTGGCGCTCAATGATGAATACGATATGCAGGAAGTGATGAAGGGCAAGGCCCCTCCCGGCGTGGATGCGGCGCGCGCTCTCAATGCTCTTCAGGAACAGGCCGGAATGATGTCGATGCCGTTCATCTCGCTCGAAGAGTGGACGCTGGTGAAACTCGCCAAGGTTATTTATTCGCTCATGCTCAGGCACTGGCCGCGTTCCCTGTGGGAGCGGCTGATTGACGAGGAGGAAAAAGCGGGCTGGCAGCCGGAAAAGGACAAGCAGATAAATCCCGAAACAGGCGAGCCCATACCGCCGGACCCCAACGATATCGGCATGAAGTGGCTCAAGGCGCTGGAAATGATCAGGCCCGCCGATCCTTCCGCCGATGCCGGAATAGAACTCGACGGGCTGGATATTACATTTGTCGCCGGTTCCACTATGCCGACCAACAGAATGGCCAAGCGGGTGGATGCGATGGATATGGTGAAGGCGGGCGTTTATCCGCCGGAAGTCGCGCTGGAATACATTGACGATCCGCTCAAGGACAAGGCCGCCGCGATCATCAGGAACAACAGGCAGATGGAGATGCAGACGGCAATGGCGAAAGGGAAATAGAGGATGGTGGATAGTGGATAGTGAAGGGTGAAGGGAAAAAACTTCCTCCCCCGTCGCTTCGCGACACCCCCTCCAAAGGGGGACAAAAGCAGAAGACCATTACTATGTCACTGGCTGTCATTGCGATGAGCGAAGCGAGGAAGCAATCCCGTGTTTGCAAGATTCCATGAGATTGCCACGTTCACTGTCGTGAACTCGCAATGACATAAAAGGAAAGTGAAGAGTGAACAAGATTTAGTAATTAAGAAAAAGTTTTAAGGGTTAAGTAATTAAGTAGTTAAGAGAGAAAAGTGAAAAGTGAAAAGTGAAATGTGAAGAGTGAATAATAGACAGATATTCAGAACTATTCACCATTCACGATTCACTATTCACAGTTTATAAGGAGATGAATAAATGAAAAAACTTACAATTATTTTAGTTTTGATAATGCTGATGGTTCCGCTTTCGCCCAGCGCGGAGTGGATGTCTTACAGAACAATAACCTCGTCAGGATTAATAACGGAAGGAAGCGGTTATTATCACGGCATCAGGGTAAACACGGACGGGACCAGCGCGGCAACAGTGGCGGTTTACGACAACACGCAGGCCTCAGGCACGCAGATTGATCCTTCAACTGTTTATCCGACATCTTCCATGATGCGCATGGCCGCTATAGGTTACGAGCCGCCGCTCGCGTATCGCAACGGTCTGTATGTTTCCATATCATGCGCGGGAACGGCAAGCGTTACTGTTTACTATCAACCGGAATAAGGAGGAACAAAATGAAAAAAGTATTATTTGCGGTATCAGCGATTTTATTTCTGGCGCTATTTGCGGCTGTTTCTTTCGGGGGTCCGGTCATTACAATGAACGGGGGAGGCGGCGCGGCAGATCTGGCAAGCCCCGGAAATATAGGCACAACAACTCCCGCGGGCAATATCGACGCGGTAAACCTTACCGTTTCGGGAGCGGCTGATTTTACAGCAGCCAGCGTTACGGGAATATCCGGGACCGGTTCCTTATGGACGGCGGTTGCCAATATCGTTTCAACGCCCGCGTCCGCAAATACAATTACGGCCAATGCCGATCTGACAGGCATACTAAGCGTTATGACTCCGCTTAAAGTTGTCATCGGCGGCAATATTCAATACGATGTCGTAAGCGCGATTACTTCCAGTACGATTACCGTGACGGGAGCGCCGCTTTCCGGCAATATCGATTCTCTTGCTTACGGCAAGTCGTTTCAGTCCAGGTCTTTTGTTTACAGCATTCCCGGAGCGATTACCGCATCCAATCAGCAGATAGCCGACAGCAAATCGGTTCTTTCGTGGGAAATACCCGATGCCTATATCGTGGCGATAGACGGGTATCTGTATACAGCCGGATCAAATTCGGTGCTGAATCTTCTGATTAACGGAAATTCTCTTTGCGCGGGCGGCATGATTGTGAGCGCCGATAAGACCCGCTGTTCATGCGCGAATATCGACACCGGCGTTTATCACGTAACAGCCGGTTCGAACATAGAGATTGCCGCAGCGGGCGCGGGAGCAAACTCAATAACAATGTCCGTTAAATATGTTACCCCATAAGGCGGTGAGCAAATGAAAAAGATATTCATGCTTCTTTCACTTTTCTTTCTGCTTTTGTTTTCCGGAGAAGTTCTGGCCGAAGGCATTGACTCATACACAACGCTGATGCTTCATTTCAATGAGAGCGATGCGTCGTTTGCCGATTCTTCACCGCAGAATAACACTTTAACAAACAACGGCGTTGCCTATACATCAGCGGGAAAATATTCCGGCGCGGGCGTGTTTAACGGATATGATATGTCCATTCCTTATAACGCGGCTCTTAATCCGGGAACGGGGGATTTTTCCATTGACGCCCAGGTTAAATTTACGTCCCTGGACAGCTACTACAACACGTTGATCGGACAGGCAGGCACAGGGGCAATGATTGTGCATTTGTTTTCGGACGGAACATTAAAACTGGGAGTGTCCAACATGGGGTATCAGTCCCAGTGCTCTTTAAGTACTTCGACGCTTACAGACGGGAATTATCATCATCTGGAAATAAGCAGAACAAGCGGCGTTGTTTACATGTTCCTGGACGGGCAGTCTCAAACAGTAAGCGGTTCCGGCAATACCACAAATTATGTTTTTCTTTCCGCCTTGAATGTAATAACTGTCGGCTCGCAAAACGGAGTTAATCTGTGGAGCACCGGGAATATTGACGAACTGCGTTTCCAGACAGGCCAGGGAGGCCACACCGCGAATTTCATCCCGCCGTCCGCTCCGTGGGGTTACGGCATTAATTCAAACACAAAGCTGATGCTTCATTTAATGAGAGCGATGCTACGTTTGCGGATTCTTCACCGCTTGCAAACACCGTCACCAACAGCGGCGTTGCCTATACGTCATCGGGAAAGTTTTCCGGCGCGGGTGTGTTCAGCGGCGGCTATTTGTCCGTCCCCTACAGTACGGCGCTTAACGCCGGAACGGGGGATTTCTCCATTGACGCCCGGATTAATTTTACATCACTGAATACCGGCACATTGATTGGACAGTCTCCGTCCGGTGGAATGGTTATACATCTGTTTTCAAACGGAGCTTTGTGCCTGGGGATTGGAGACGGCGGGTATCAGTCTCAATGCTCTTTAAGCGCCTCAACGATTACAGACGGCAATTACCATCATCTGGAAATAAGCAGAACAAACGGCGTTGTTTACATGTTCCTGGACGGGCAGTCTCAAACTGTTACCGGAACGAATAATACCACAAGCTACAATTTTCTTTCAGGTTACACTGTAACAATCGGTTCACAACACGGCCGTAATCTGTGGAGCGCCGGGAATATTGACGAACTGCGTTATCAGACAGGCGAGGGCGGCCACACTGCAAGTTTCACTCCGTCTGCCGTCCGGTATTCGGCGGCTTCGGTTCCGGGTATTGATTCATACACAAAGCTGATGCTTCATGCCGACGGGACGGGAAGCACGTTTGCCGACAGTTCTTCATCGCAACGCACCGTGACGGCGGGCGGCGACGCAACCCAAAGTAACACGGGGTACAAGTTCGGCGGCAGGAGCGCATATTTTGACGGAAGCGGAGATTATCTGAGCGCGGCGTCTTCGCAGGATTTCAGTTTCGGCGCCGATGATTTTACGGTTGACGCGTGGGTATATGTAACAGACGCCCGGGAAATATTATTGTTTGATAACAGAACGGGCGCATCAGACTCAGGTTTCGGATGCCGGATAGGTTCCGATTTAAAACTTTATTATTCAAATTCAGCCAATAACGCCCTGACAAGCACTGCCGTTCCTTTAAATACCTGGACGCATGTCGCCTGGGTCAGGCATAGCGGAGTATTGACCGGATATATTAACGGAGTGAGCGGGGGGTATGTAACTTACACGGGCGATGTTACCCATAATAATTGTTATATCGGCAGAGTGGGATTTGCAGATTCCGGTTATATGGCGGGTTATATAGACGAACTGCGGGTATCCACAGGCATTGCCCGCTGGACCGCGGATTTCACCGTGCCGGACGCCCCTTACGGGGAAGATTACTCGGCGGGCGGTTCAGGGGGAAGTTCAGAGGAGCAGACGGTTCAACAGTTACAATACTTCAGGGTGATTGAGTTTTGATAAAAGTGGATGGTGAATAGTGAAGAGTGAATAGTGAATGGTGAATGGAAAACGGCGCGTTTGGGAAACGCGCCCTGCAACATAGCGTAAGGATTGTTCCCCGAACAATCCGAATACTGGATTCCCGATCAGGTCGGGAATGATAAATGAAAAAATGGTTTGAAGACCCGCGCTGCATCAATAGCTGTCATTGCGATGAGCGAAGTGAAGAAGCAATCCCGTGTTTGAAAGATTTCATGAGATTGCCACGGCGGCTGAGAGCCGCCTCGCAATGACAAATGCTGAAAGCCAAAAGCTGAACGCCAAACGCTGACAGCTGAAAGCTTAAAATCAGGGGTTTTCCGCAGGACTGATCCTCCGGCGGGAACGCAAGAAATAAATGAAGCGGCTGGTAGGAGCCTACCCTCTTACCATGCCGCTTCTTTATTTGCCCCAAAGGATAAAAGTCGCCGGAGCCGACATGAAACGCTCCGCACTACGGCCTCGTGGCGGCCTTAAAGCCATGCGCAAAAAGGAGGAGTTATGGGAAACGGAGATTTCGCGAAAGAGAAATTTTCGAAGGAAGAACTGGACGCTCTGGGAGAAGCGCCGGAGGCGGTCGGCAGTTGCGAAGATGACGGAACCGGAGAAATCCGTGAAGAGCAGGCTGGTGAAGATTCCGGAAAGGAAGTCTCTTCAGAAACCGGGAATGAAGAAAAGTCCGCGCAACTGACAATAGAAGAAAAAGAAGTGGCGCAAAAGGAAGGCGTCAGACTCGTTGAAGAGAACGGCAGGCAGTATCTCGTTGACGATGAAGGCGCGAAGATTCCGGTTCAGAGGTGGCGGAAGAATTACGCCCGGACGCAGGCGGATATCCGCACGGCAGTCCGCGCCGCCGGGGAAACAAACAAAAAATTAAACCTTCTCAAGGAACTGGGGGCCGACAGGTACTACGAAATATATCCCGATGAAGCGCCGGAAGGTTATCAGCCTTCCGCCGCGCAGAATAACAGGAGAAGCCAGCCTGAATCCGCCGGGGATTTCACCAATATGATGGTTCAGGGCGGAAAGTACGACGGCAGGCTTTTAGGTGACGTGGCGAGGGAAAACCCGCAGGCGGCCAATCTTATTCTTAATAATTATCTGGAAACCGTGCAGACGAGCCGGCAGGCAAGGCAAATGGAGGAATTCGACAGGAGCTTTGCCGAGGAAAGAGATCAATTCTGCCTTAACCGCGCAAAGGAGCTTTTCAACAAGACGGATAATTTTACGGATTCGGAAAAGGCGAAGATCGCCGGAGTCTACAATGAATTGTCCCGATGGATGATCGCGGGAGGCGTGCCGCATTACAACATGGAGCATGCCTGGTTCCTGATGAACAAGGACAGGATTATTCAATCGGCAAGAGCGGCAGCGGCTGAGGACGCGGTTAAAAAAGCGATCGAACCGGGCGTTAAATCCATCGGCAGCGGGAGCGGGCAGGGCAGGGCGACTGATTATGATTCGTATCTGTCCATGACCGAAGACGCTCTCGCGGATGCGATCGACAGGATGTCCGACGCGCAGCAGAAGCGTTTCTACAAGGAAGCGCCTGTGGAATTAAGGAACAAGTATCCGTCGCTCCCCTGGTAACGGTTTGAGAAGGCCATTTGATGAAGGAGTTTTAAAATGGCTGATTTTACATTTTTGACAGGAAACGCCCTGACCCGCAAGGCATGGGCAAAGAAGTGGTGGATGGAAGCGAAAACAGAATCTTATTTTTATGAGAACGGTTTTGTCGGCCAGTCCGAACAGAACATTATCGTGGAGTTCCCCGATCTGCAAAAGGAGCAGGGCGATGTTCTCACCATCGGGCAGATACGCGAACTTTCCGGCGCGGGCATTGCCAACGACAGCACCATGGAAGGAAACGAGGAGGCTCCGGCTACCTACGATAATTCAATTACTCTGACGCAGATCAGAAACGCGGTTCGCACGGCGGGCAAAGAGACGGAAATGCGTCCGTCGGACAATAAAATCCGCGAATACGCGAAGGAGCTTTTGCAGCGCTGGATGGCGGCAAAGATAGATCAGGATATTTTCACGGCGCTTGGCGCTTCCTGCACCAAGATCATCTACGGCGGCGACGCGACAAGCACCGCGACCATCGAGACCGGTGATTACATGACGCTGTCGCTTATCAGCAAGTGCGTGACCTACGCGCGTAAAGCAAAGCCGCAGATCACGGGACCCACGGTAAAGGGCAGGGCGATGAACGGCGTTGTCGTCATGTCTCCCGACCAGTCCTACGATATTTCCGAACGCGACACGGCCTGGGCTCAGGCGCAGCGCGAAGCCGCAAAACGCGGCGGCGACAATCCCATCTTCACGGGCGCTCTGGGCGTTCACAAGAACGTTCCCATCCACGACCACCAGAGGGTTGCCGTTGTCACCAACTGGGGTTCCGGTTCGAACCTGCCCGGCGCAACGGCTCTGTTCATGGGTGTCGGCGCGGGTTCCATCGCCTATTCCAAAAAGAAAATCTGGGAGGAAAAAAGTTTCGATTACCAGAATAAGGCAGGTTTCTGCATCGGCTCGATATACGGCGTAAGCAAGAATGTGTTCAATTCGGCGGACATCGCGGTGGTAGCCGTCAGAACAAACAGAAGCAACAATTAACCGATAAAGGCGGCTAATCCGCACTGGCCGTGCGGATGAAAAGGGGGTCTCCCGCCCCCTGCCGCCGAAATAAAACAG